TTCTTCTCGCAGCTTTCTGTGCTGGAGACATTTCAGGTGTTTGTGGATTTGGAACTAAACCTTCTTGTAATATTCCTAAATTTTTTGCTTGTTGTTCTAATGATAACTCATTTTCTTCAAATATCCCATCGCCAAAAGTAGCTCCGGGCTTTAAAACTTTACCATCACCTTCATAACCAATATCAAAAGGTCCACCTATTTGATTACCAATATTGTCTGGCTCTATTTCCATAGGCTCAGACATTTCTATTCCGGGTTGAGGATTTTGAGAATCTAAATATACATTATCAAATTCACCCTCAGATATTTTAGTTTCACTAATACCTATTGGAAATTTACCAGTGCCAAATAAAACATCTACTAACTGACCAAATGCAGCTAATACTTTTGTCTTTGTAACTTTTACAAAAACTCTAGATTTTTCTGATTCTCTAAATTTAACTCTTTTACCATACAAACCTCTATAGTTTTCATAAGCTTCAAGCCATCTAGTTTCATCTGAATCTCTAGATTCTTCAGCAAGAGTAAATCTACTTTGAATTAAACCTACTAAGTTTATTTTTTGGTCTGCTATAAGATTTAAATTCTTACCAGCTTCACCTTCTACATCTTCGTAGATTTCGTTTGCATTTAAAAATGAATTGTCTTTTTCGTCTGCCATATTTTAATATCCAAAAGTCGAATCTGCTGGATTAAAATACGATTGTTCTTTTAATCTTTTTAATTCATCATAAGTAGATTGCACTCTTGGTCTGCTCATTATCATGTATCGTAATGCATCATAAGCATGGTCTGAGGCATGGGTATCTACATCTTCTGAATTATTTTTAGACAATGGAATACTTTGCAATTCTCTAATTAAATTCTTACAAGTATTAAAAATTTGTAATCTAGGTCTGCCACTAGGTTGCACTTTTAAATACTCATGTATTTGTATTTTCCCTTGTATTCTATTCTTATCTGCTCGTCTGAGTTTATGACCCATCTTTTGCAGAGTTTCTCCAACAGTAGGACCAGTCGTTCCTGTTCTTGCCCAAGCTGCAGTATCAAGTACCCCTGAAACTGAAACTGGGTCTTCTAGTTCCATATTAGATATTATACCACCTAATTCTTCTCCTGTCAAGCCTTTTTGATATAATTCTCTATAAATTATTAAAGTGCCATCATTTATATCAACTGCACCCCACAAGCAACAACTCTCTGAAGCATAACCATAGTCAATACCTTTTACTCTTTGCCAATGTACAGGTATCTCAAAAGGAGCTACAATATGTGATTCTGGTTCAAATTCTGCAAATGCAGCACCTTCTGCAATATCCCAATTACCTTCTAATAACTGTCTTCTTTGTGTTGGAGGCAAAGATTGTAGCATTTTTTCATAAACACCATCTTCAGCAAGATAAGGGTTGTCTACTAATTTAGCTGGTATAAATTTTCTAGATAACCCATCAGAACCTGCGAAAGACTTATTCGGTTCTGCTGGGTCTACATATCTTTTCTTTACCCAAGTTGCACCTACACCACCGGGGTTAGCTGTACATCTTAAATATGTTTTAATACTTCTATCTGTTGTTCTTAAACGAGATGCTAAGTAATTCCACCCAAACTCTGTAGGTAAGTGAGTAATCTCATCAAAACCTATCCAAGAATATGCTTGTCCTTGGTATCTGTAAACATCTGCATCTTTTTCTAAGAAGCCAAATTCAATTTTAGCTCCTGATGGAAAGTTCCAAACTTTTTCAACTTCTCTAAATTTAGCACCGGGAAATGCTTGTGGATATAATTCTCTAGACTTATCAATAAGTTCTCTAAGTTCAGGCATAGACCTTCTAAGAATTAAAGCTCTATGTGCTTTCTTATGGCAGTATCTTAGAGGGTCTACTAACATAGCATAGGATTTACCACCACCAGCAGCACCACCATACAAAACATCTTTTTCATCTGCAGCTAAAAAATCAGTTTGTGGTCCTTCGTTGGGTTGAAACAATACTGTATCTGAACTTATGGCATCAGCTACTGATTGTGGCAAATCTTTTAATTTATCTTCTGATATAACTTGATTGTCTGAGGTCTTGTCAAGTTTAGACAAAACTTCTTTAGATTTCTTTAAGGAATTTTTTTTGTTGTTTAAAGTTGTTTCCAACTTTTTAATTTGAGCTTCTTTAGTTTTTAAAGTTCGTTTAACTTTAGTTTTTTGAACTTTTGCTTTTTTTACATCACTAAGAACTTCATCTAGTGTTGGTCTGCCTTTCTTTGCCATATTTTTTATCCATGTATTTTTTAAGTCCGGCTTTTGATAATGTTCGACCTACTTTATAGTCTAGCCAATCTGATGCTGTTTGTAAACTTATTTCTTGTTTATTTAACATGTCTTCAACAACCTCTAATGCTTCTAGTTGTTCTGGTATAGGTTTTAAATGTCCAACTACACCTGACTCTTCATAGCCAAAAGGTATAGTTGATGAGGTTCTTCTTATATAACCATCAGGCAGTAACATTATTTTATCTTCTATATCTGCTAGTTTTTTTAGCTATTCTTTTAGGTTGTTTAGAAAATTGTTTACCTTTTTTAGTATCTTTTCTTTTTTTACGACTTGTTGCAGCATATTCAGCTGCTGTTAAAGATTTAATAGCTTTTTCAGGTAAATATCTTTCTCCAGTTTTAGCAGATGGTTTACCTGATTTGGTTGTCCATTTTTGATTACCCCAATCTACTAAACTTTTCTGAGACTTTTTTAATTTTTTAATTTTTTTTGCCATATTAAATTTTCCAAAAAAATGAAGACATAACTAACAACCATGATACAACTTGCATAATAGTTGCTAGAAAAATTACCTTAAACTGTATATCTGCTTGAGGTTTAAGTTCTTGTTCAAACCACTCTTGACACTCTTTAGGAGTTGCATCTCTTGTAACTTGTAAGTGTAATTCAAGCTGTTCTTCATACTTCACTTTGTTTTTTTATTTTTTTTTCTAATAGCTTCTTTACCTTTTTTAGCTATTCTTGCTTGTTCGTTTTTACCTGCAACCTTGGCTCTTTGTTCTAAAACAGTAAGTATTTGTATTTTACGAGCATAAGGTTTTTTTATTCTTTTAACTTTAGCAACAGTTGCTCTAGCATCTGCTGGGGTAGCAAACTTTATACTAACTGTATCTTTAGGATTTTCGTCAGTATATAATCTACGACCACTACCTTTTGGTTTTTTTCCTGTTCCTTTTTTCGGGTCTGGCATAGGGTGCTGTCCTTTTTCCTGCTTTATTATACTTACCTGATTTTTTCTTAGCTATTGCAATGGCTGCTCTTTGAGCTGCACTACGAGACATTATTTATAGCCTCCACCTTTAGCTTTATATTCTTTTGCTAAAAGCTGGGCTTTTCGAGCTGACCACTGACCGGGTTTACCACCTTTAGAACCGGCTTTAATCCTCTCGAATAGCCTCTTACGCATACTCGGCTTGGTGTAATTACCAGCTTCGTTAACTCGAGACTTACTCTTTTTTTTAGTTTTTGTTTTCGCTTTTCTTGGCATTTTTAAATATCCTATCAAAATTATCTCTATACTCTTTAGTATAAACTCCGGGTCTGGCTTTAGAACCTTTACCGGCTATTGTACCTGTTTTAAATTTTATTGGTTGTTCTTCGCTATTTATTTGAGGCATTACTTTCTCTGTAGCTTCCAAGCTTCATTTCTAAATTTAGTATTTTTTTTATCCGGAACATAGCGACCTTTTGAGTCTCTGTTTCTAACCCAGATAAAACCTAACCATTCTAATATTTTATCTAACATACTATTTACCATTTAACTTTATCTGCCCACCATGCTGCTGACATCTTGCCTTTAGCAATATTTTTAGCATGTCGAGCTTTAAAAGATTTTCTTTTTGCTTTCATTCTATCTGACTCACCTGCTTTAGGCTTACCAGATGTACCTTCAAGAGTACCTATTCTTTTACCCTGTTGACCAAATCTGATAAGTTTTATCTTATGACCTTCTTGGGCTAAAACCATGTGCGATTTAGTAGGATGTTTAGGAGTTCGTTTAGCTTTATTAACTCCTTTCAATCCATATTTTTTAAGCATTGCTGTTTTTCTATCGGCATGTGGCATTAGTGTATAACTTTTTTAGGTTCCTCTTCTTCTGTTACTAATTCATGTAATTCACCAACTAAAATTAACTCATACTCATAAGCAATCTTTTCAGCTTCTGCTAACGATTCTGCTCTTATATAAGGACCTATAAACTTTTTATCGCCAAAGGGGTCATTAATTTCAGTCAGGAATATCTTCATTATTTATATTCTCATAAGTAGCATCAATCACATCTTGTTTTTCAGGCAGTATAAAGATACCACCCCCTGACATGTGATTAACATTGAGCCGTTCTGTTTTAGTAACACCGACTCTATCCAATATATTCTGAGCTGCTTGTAGTTTATTATTAGCTTGTGGCACCGGTCTATTCGATTCCATAACTTCAATCAACTTAAAAGCTGCCCTAGGTGCAGACCTTGCAAGTACCTCCGAGGCTAAATCTATCACTTCATCTTTAAGACTTTTTAATACTTGTTGATGATTGCCTGAGTAACCTGCTAATTCGGCTGCTATTTTAGGGTCGCCTTGTGTTTCCACAAGACAATCTAAGAACTTTTGTTGTTTCTCTGTAAGAGTTTTCTTACGAGGTTCTAAATAACTCATAAACATATTATACATTTTATTTACCAGTTTGTCAATAGTATTTAGCAAATTGTGTAAAGTTTGCCAAACCCCTTGACAAATAACAAATAAAAGTGTATAATAAAACTGTAAGTTTGGCAGGGTTGCATATACACCTAATATACAACCGAGTCAAACAAGTCTTATATATCCCCTTGCAAAATCTGGTAAAAAACTACATCAAAACTAGGGCGATTTAACATCTGGTTAACACTATAAATCTTTGTGAAATGTATGTCCATTATATATATACCGGTACACCCCCCCTGTCACCCTGCCCACCCCGTTTAAACACCCTGTAGCATTTCACAAATTTTACAAGGGGATAAACCATGTGCAAAATTTTACAAATTTGTAAATTGAATAATCTAGTTAACGAGCCTTTGTAAAATTTAATGAATTTGTAAAATTAATTTTAAAAAGGATTTTACAAATTTTATAAATTCTAAAAAAATTAGACAGACTGTTTAAACACTCCCAAAAAAAAACCCCCCTAGGTGGGGGGCTTACAATTTGGGGATTTTATCTCGGTGGTTTTTCGTTAAACTTTAAATCCTCAAATTGGTCAAAGTCACTAAGCCAATCAAACATTTATTCTCCCTCCTTAGTCTCAATATTTAAATTACCATCTACACAAGCTGGGCATATAATTTGGCAGTCTGTGTACTCCCATGCTTTTAGTTCCATCAATTCGATATTCTTTCTTGATGTTCTAAATGAGAACTCACAACAATTACAAGCAAGTTTTATATTTCTTGTAGTTTGCTTTTTACCAGATAATTGCAACTCGCTATGTGGATACTCCCCAACTTCTTTAATAATTGCTTTAAGCTTTTTCTGTAGCTCTTCACCAGCAACTGTTGAAGTCATTTTACCTTCTAAGCCTACGGCTAGTGCAATCTGTTTAAACAGTCCTTTATGACCATGTACGCAATCATCAACAGCATGAATAAGTTCATGTATTAAAACATCTAACACCCTTGAAGTATCATCTAAGACAGGGGATATAAATATTTCATTTACACCATTTACTGAACTTGCTTTATTAAAACAAACTCCGAGAGTTTTTTGCTTTGTTCCTCTGTTTCCAGATGGTGGAAATCCACAACTAACTTTTACATCTTCTGGAATTACATAATTTCCAGCTTGTTTAAACAACTTGCTTAAATGCTCTGTAGTGACCATTTTTAGCCATGTTTCACGATTTAATGATTTATTATTTTTCATTATCTGTCCTCCTTAAACAAAAAATATAACTTCATTAAGTACTATTCTGCATATTTTCAACTTAAATGCAAGAACTTTTTAATATTTTTTTTATTGTCTAAATTTAGACTGTTTAAACATTTCATAATTTATATTTATAATTAAGTATAAATATTTATTATATTATGAAATATAAATAATATTTATAATGTATTATAAGTTTAAATGTGACAATCTTGTGACAATTAAATAAAATTTATTGACTTTTACAGAACATTTTAAAAAAAGTTTTTGGTATATGGATACCAATAATTAATAAAAAGGTCTTAGAATTGAAATTAGACAACGAGAGAAACAATTTTTATATGTCAATAGGTTATAAAAAATAATAGGTAGTTTTTTTATTAGTAGTTTTTTATGTGACAATTTAGCAACAATTTTAAAAAAGACTTGACTTTTACAGAACATTTTAAAAAAGATTTTTAATGCTAGGCTATGGATATTTAATAAATTATTCTTAGAACTCAAAACAGAACCTGAGAGAAACAATTTTTATTTGTCAATACCTAAAATAAAAAAACACAGAATATTTTAAAAACACTTGCAAAAGTCTTTAATATAACCTATTATTATTATAATAATATTGTAAGACATTATAATAATAATTATTATATATATTATAATATATTATAATATTAAAACTGTTTAAACACTTTTAAAAAAAAGTTAATAAATTTACTCAAAGGTATTGACAACAGACTAAAAAAATGTTTAGATAGTAATACTGAAATTTAGCACTTTAAAACTAAAAGTCTTAGAGTGTTTAAACACAACGAGGAAATTGTATGTTTCAGATTGTAAATATAAAAGCTGATAACAAAAATCAGTTTTTTAAAATCGAAAGTATTAAAGCTGTTGATATTGAAAAAGGTTTTAATAATAAAAATATACTAGACATTCAAAAGGTGTTTAGGTCGAGTAGGCATGGTTATAAATTTTGCTCTATTACAGGTGAGTTTATCAGACGAGTTTGTAAACACACAGGCAGAACAATACACGCAAATGGCAAACTATTAAAAAGAGAAAGAAGTGTTATTTACGCAAAAAATACTAAGCAAAAGTTTGCAGGTTTTCCAAAATTATTGGGGGTGTAAGAATGTTTAAACAGTCTAATTACAACCAAATGTTCAGATATTTTCGAGAACTAGCAAAGACCAAAAAAAGAAAGCTAGATAATAACACATATTTAGTTGTGCGTGATGATGGTGGTTTTGGTATCAGACTACATGAAACAGAAGTAGTTATACACTATTCAGACAAAATTGTTTTAAATTCAGGTGGACACAAAACAGTCACCACAAAGGACAGAATGAATAGATATACCCCTTTTAATATTTATCAGAAAAATCATAAGTGGTTTTTGGAGGCAAGTAGTACATTTGATTTTAAAGATAATATGGAGATACGATATAATCCATATTGTATTTATTATCCAGCTTGACAAAATTAGTAAGATGTTGTATAGTCCTCACAACATCTTACATTTTGTATGTAAATTGTTGAGGGTGTTTAAACACTCTAAGGAGTAAAAATTAAAATGAACGATAGAGGTAGAATTAAAGAGTTAGTAAATTTAATTTTAGAAATTCAAAAAACGAAAGATTGGATTGGTAATGCTTTGTATTGTGAGCCAAATTTACCTTATCACAAAAGAAGATTAAAAGAATTAACTAAATTAAAAGAAATTAAATTACATCAAGCAAAAAACAGAGGCTTGGTTTAGGAGAACGAAAATGACTGACATAACAAATGTAGATGATATAATAGATAGTAGAGATATACTTGAATATATAGAAAAGTATAAAGACGATAAAGACTTTG